TCTTGCTTTTGGTGGTACAGGTGGCAAAGCTCCAGGTGTCGGTGGAGATGATAACAGCGCCGATAGAGGCGGAAATGTACATCAAGCTATTGCACAACAAGCTATTGACACCGCATCAACACGAGGTGGTGATGCAAGAGAAAATGCAATAGAAAAATATTCAACAAACCCCTACGGTCAAAAGAAAAAAGGGTTTGTTGGTGGGGTTATGGATCTTTATAATAAATTTGGTTTGATTCCTAATGCATGGAGATTAGGAAAAAAAATTTTTGGTACTTCTGTTGAAGACGAGAATCCATATTCAACAGGAAGATTTACTGTGGGAAATCCTCACCTGAATAAAGTAACTGGTCCTACTACTGAGCCTGATAGAGACAGAAATGCTCCATATGATTCGGGATACATTCCACCTCAATATAACTGGGATGATCTTTATGCTCAGAATGTAATGGAGGAAGATGGTTTAGATATAGATACATCCACAGGTAACCTGGAAGACTGGTCGCAAAGATTTAGATTAGCAGATGCATATAGACAACATCCAGGTACAATAGATACACCAATTACATATACATAATGGCAAAAATAGTTCAATCATTAACCCGGGCAAGCGATGAGTATAACGCAGACGTATCACACTCTTTAGTAAGAGATTTAGATGCTGTGTTGGAGAAATTAAATTCTACTTTTCAAGAAGAATTAAAACAGGAGATAGAAGCTAAAGCCTTCTTTATGGAATAATGGCAGTAGTAAACCAATACGACTTTGTAGGAGTAGATAATGATACTACCAATGGTGAACTTAATCCTTTTGGTGCAGGTAATCCTTTAGTTAGTGAAACGTATGTTATTAAATCTATACTGGTTACTTCTGCGGGAACACCCAGTGTAACTGTTACTAACAATGCTATTACAGCTATTAAATCAGCAGCTTTAACGGCAAATAAAACAGTAGAATTATTAACCCAACCGCTAATAGTAGTAGGGGGTAAGACCCTTACCATTAAAGCAGGTAGCGCAGACTCTTTTGATTTTGGAGTCAGCTATTTAAACATTAAAAAAGAGGTAACAACATAATGCAAGTACTAGAACCCAAAGAAATAATAACAACTATTACTAACAAGAAAACAGGGGAGAAATATAAGGATGAGGAGGCTTTAAAAGCTGCCCATATCCCCGAGGAAGACGTGCAAAGAGATGTCAGAGTAATCATGCCAGCTCTTGATTTGTTTTCAAAAACAAAGTAGTATAATAAACCCAGGAGAAAAACCTGCCTTTAACAATTAATATATAAAATTATGGCCCTATTCGAAGAACAAATTACTGATACATTAACAACGGACGCTCCTTCTATTAAATATGAAGGAGATCAAGGTCCTCAATCTCCACAAGACGAGCGAATGGCTCAATTAAAAAACGAATACATGCAATATGTATTCGAAATGAAAGATATAGGCGAGCCTATTATGTCTTTTGAAGAATGGTATCAAGCTGTTTATGAAGCAAGTAAGATGGGGGTAGATGCGGGGCAACAACCTCAACAACCTCAACAACCTCAACAACCTCAGCCTCAAATGATGAGACAACCAGTGGCTTATGGTGGTATCATGGATCTTGGTGGTAGAAGACGTTATGGTTGGGGAAGTAAAATAAAAAAAAGAATTAGAAAATTAATACCGAATGAAGCAGCAAAAATTGCAGAAGTTGCAGCTCCTTTTGTTGCACCATTCAATCCACTAGCAGCAGGTCTAATGTCTGGTATTGGGGGATTCGATAGACACGGCAGTATAGGTAAAGGTTTAAAATCTGGTTTACTTAATTATGGTATGGGTCAAGGTGCGAGATACTTGGGTGGAGCAGATTTACAAAAAGGATTGAGTTTAAAAATGCCTGGAGGAGCTTCTTCTGGCATAGGACAATATTTTAGTAAACCTACAGGATCTAATCCAAGATTTTTTGATAATTTGTTTAAAAAATCTACTCATATGGGCAGTGGTTCTGGAGCTACATATCCTCAGGATATGCATGCAGGAACAAACATAGCTGAAGAAATAACGAAAGGTGGCGACACGATAACTGAAAAATTATCTTTAGGTAAAAGACTTATGAACAAAATTGATGACTACGCAGTCCCAATCATGATGGGAGCAATGGGTCTTGCTGGAGCAACAGCTAAACCACAAGACATGAAAGCAGCTGCGAGCAGAGGAGAAGGACTGGATATTGATTCTATTAGAGAAGAAGTGCGAGTAGCATTAGCAGATCCTAGTGGAGAGAAATGGACCGAGTTACAAAAAAAATATCCATACATGGGGGAACAGTCTACAAAAAAAGCAGCTGAAGGTGGAAGAGCAGGATACTATGCAGGTGGTCAATCAACTCCATCAGATTATACTGTTGAAGATGCAATGATGACTACAACTCAAGATAAACTAGGTGGCATTACAGATGTCATGAAACAAGCGGATCTTTTTCGTCAAGGAGGTGTAGGTCAAATGTATGCAGCTGATGGTGGAAGAATTGGGTATAACAAGGGAGGAAACTATGCTCAAAATGAGGTAGCTAATCAATTATTTGGAACTTCTTTTAATGTACTTGATCCTTTTCAACAAGGACAAGTTAATGATGCTATTAGTGCATATGGAACAACTTCAATAGGAACATTAAAAGCTCAAGGCGGAAGGATTGGTTTAAGAATCGGAGGAGCTCCTGAAGATTACCCTGAAAGTGAAAATGAAAACATGTTTGACTTTATGCAAGATCAAGGGATTCCTTTTGGTCCCATGGCCGAAGGCGAAGAAGACCCTTTATCCATGCTCATTGCTCAATACATAGAACAAGGATTCTCTCCTGCCGAAGCTGAAAGAATGGCGATAGAAGAACTTCAGGCAAGAACTTCTGGACAA